TACTTTCTTAAATCAAAGGCAGTTCCCTGCCAAACCTTTTCTACTTTCTTTTTTTCTCTTTCTACAATTGCACGGCTCCATGAGAACCCTGCATCTCCGCCCCAAGCATCCCACATAATTCTTCCGTTAGATGGAAACTCTGGGCCATCAAAAAATCCTTTACCTTTTTTATCTACTTCATGACGTGAAAAAAAAGAATACATTCTTTTAACAGTACTAAGAGACATTACTGATCCATTTACAATATCAGTTGCACGACCCCAGCCTACTGGAGTTCCTGCTCCCTTAGCCTTGCCATCTGCTTTCCACTTCAAAGCACGACGTGCAGCAGCCTTCATACCAGAAGTAGGTGTGTATGTATCAGCCATTTTTTTTATCCTGTTTTTGTTGTTTAGCAACACGTTTTTCTTTAAGAGTCATCTTTGGCTCTTTTTTCTTATTAGCGTTACCCTTTTGTTCTTTATTTGCCATTAGTTACCCCTATCTTTGTTTTTGGATATGGACCAAGGTCTGCCTTAACAGTCCCGTCTTTTCTTAAACGAACAACCCTGCCATTTTTTATTTGTGTAGGGTTGAATGCTGTTGATTTTTTCTTTGGCATTATTTTTTAAATGGATTTAAATCAAATATAGATCCACCCCAACCATCTATATCTTTATTTATTGGTTTAGAATCAAGTAAAAGATTTGTTATTCTTTGTGGTTTGTCTACACTTTTTGCAAAATCTTCAAACAATGATTTCTTTGTTGATCTTGAATGTCCTTTTGGAAATAAATCTAAATCAAATGGTTTTCTTGGAAATCTTCCACGTAAGCCAGCCATAAAGGCATTTACCCTACCCATTGCCCACTGTTCTGCGCTAGAAACACTGCCACGCACTGATGATGGGTTAGTTCTGTATGCTCCAATGCCACGACGATAAACTGCTTGTAAGGTTGCCACGGTAATTCTTTTATCGCTATCTTTACCCTTATTATAACTTTCAACAAGTTCTCTTAACTTTGATTCAGAAGCCTTTGCCATAGTATCATCCATGTCATACATTTTTTCATTATCAATTGGCTCAGAGGAAACTCTTAAAGATTTAACTGGTTTTGCAACACGTCTATCGGTTTTTGTTCTTTTACCTTTTTCATCTGTTGCATAAACTCTTATAACTGCTACAGGATTGTCTGCAGATGCCTCTACTTTTTCATTTGTACCTGCAATGTTTACTGTTCCTGAACGTTCAACTCTTTCTACAATTCCGTGTGCAGATTCTGTTTTATCTGGTGGTTTTGGAACTGCAAATGTTACATGATCTCCGACAGAAACTGATTTTGCTTTTTCCATTTCATCATCTATGTCGTATGTTTTTCCAACAGGAACACAATTAGGAACCATGCGTCCACCTTTATCTTTCATACCACGTTGTTCATATCCAACCCAGCAGGCTTTTGCTACGTTATCCCACTTGTCCATCTCTTCATCATCTGAATGATAAGACTTTCCCATTTCCATATCTGTGTTCATGTGATGCCCTTCTAATCTATCTAATTTAGTAGCATCATTATGCATCATGCCAATGCTGTACGCACTTTCTTTCCAACTACCTTTTTCTTTTTGCTCTTCATAAATTCTAACGGACATTGCAGGGTTTTCTGGAGGCATTGATTGAAGAGCATATTCTGAACCCTCACTGCCAAGAGTTCCACCTTCTATCATTATATGTTCAACTTTTCCATGAACAAGACCGACCTTGGTCTCACCCATTACAAAATCGCCTTCTACAATATGACCCATGTTTAAATTATATCAGAGTTATTTTTTACCAGTAAGGCGTTTAAGTTCTTCTATGGCCCAAACGTCTTGCTTGCGTAGTTTTGACATTTCTACGGGATCAAAAGATTTATTTGTAAGAGTAACCACTGGCTCTTTTGCCAAGAAATCTATGTCTACATATGCTCTTTCCCATAAAGAAAGTATCTCAGCATTGACTCTATTAAGATGATCGTTATAAAGTTCTGGCATTAATTCTTTAATTTTAGGGGTGAATGAGTATAGCAATGATCCGTTTTCAGAATCAATACCCGCAACTTCTAGGCCACCATCAAGAATTAACTTTTCAATCATTTCATTTTCAAGCATTTCGTTTTCATCTGAAGTCATAGGTTTCTCCTCTGGATTAAAGATTCTCTTGAATAGTTTTTTCATAATTAATAAAGTTCTCCAACTCTGCCCTTGTTTGTGCCCCAGTCACACGATCAAGTTCTTTGCCATCTTCTAATAAAATAAATGTAGGAATTGACTTAACCTGAAATTGTCTAGTCAAAAGTTGCTCATAGTCAGCATCAATTATTTGAAACTGAAAACCTTCTTTTTTCATCTCTTCAACAACTGGCCTTGTTTTTTTACAGGGATTACACCATTCTGCTGTAAAATAAAAAACTATTTTCATTTGCCAGACTTTGTTCTGGCTTTTTTAAGAACTTCAAAATCTTTAATCTTAGTTTCCCCAAGATATCCCCAAGCATATCCATCGTTAATCATCTTATTATTAATTGATTCAGACTCTCCGTTAATATATATCCAGCCAAGAATGCGTCCATATTTTTCAGATGAGTTCATTTTTTCTGTACGAATAACAACAGATTTTGCATCCTTAAGTTGTTTCTTTAAATATTCTTTAGATTCAAGACCAAGAGCCTTTTCAGCCTTATCTGTTGTACGTGATTCTGGCGTATCAATACCTGCCAAGCGAACACGGGAAAAAAATAAAATATCAAAACCTAAATCAATAATTACGTCAATAGTGTCTCCATCAACAACATTCTTTACTTCTTTTACAAAATACTCATACACTATTATTGCTCCCCTTTTATTCTTTAACTAACTTTTCACGCTCATCTATAATCGTAAGCATAAAGTTCATCATTTTTGAATACCCAATTTTGTCATCTATAATCTTGTTGTAGTGATGACCACAAAACATCAAGTCTCCACCTAATCCATTAACTTTTACTAATGCTTCTGCTGCACAAGAATCGCAACGGTCTTTTGCACTTAAAGTCCACTCTTTAGGTTTTACACTTGGATGATCTTGAATAGTATTAGTCATACTCATATTATACATCTACTTTCTGTTGTCGGTTGAATAAAATCCACTACCGTTGAATATTGCAGTAGTAGCACTCCAAAGCCTTTGCATAGACTGATTACAACATACTGGAAATCTTTCTTCATCAAACTTTTTTTCAAACTCAATTTGTGAAGAACAAACAGAACACTTGTAGTCATATCTTGGCATAAACTCTCCTATAGTTATATCTAAGTATATCAAAAAATAGGCAGTTTTACAACATGCCAAGGTTGTTATTTTATTTTATTTTAATTACTTTAGGTTTTTTATCTTCAGGAATGACACGAACAATATTAATTGTTAGCAGTCCATCTTTTAGTTCGGCACTGGATACTTCCATGTATTCACCTAAAGCAAAAGATCGTACAAATTTACGACCAGCAATTCCTTTGTGAACAACTTCAGCATCTGTAACCTCTACAATTTCACCTTTAATTACCAAGGTTCCATTATCTACTGATACGTCAATATCTTCTTTTGTAAATCCTGCAATAGCAAGAGATAGTTTATATGTATCTTCATCTAATTTAAGAAGATCATATGGAGGATAGGATTGTGAATTTACCTTATGTGCTGTATTCAAACGGCCTAACTCTCTGTTAAAGCCAATAAAAAAAGGATCATTGAATAGATCCATTGCAAATTGTGTTACCATTTTATTCCCCTTTCAAGCGAATAAGTTAATGTATCCCCATTTGGCAGATACACTATAATTATATCAGAACTTTGTAGCCCTACAGAGAATTGAACTCTGCTCACCAAGATGAAAGCCTGGTATCCTGACCACTAGAAGATAGGGCCTTAGAGCGGATAGCGGGAATCGGACCCGCACATTAACCTTGGCAAGGTTACGCACTACCACTATGCAATATCCGCAACACTATTTAGTTATTATTACTTAGTCCAACCGTCTAAAAGTATTAACAATCTATTAATTTTTAATTGCAACAAAGTAAGATTTCGTTCTATAAGTATAGAGGAAACTTCTTCTGCAGTTTTTCTTCCTGCAAATATTGTTGATTCTGTTCTTGTAGAAGTACTAGTTACTTCAGTTGCGCTAACAGTTGCTTTAACATTATCTTGTATTGGAAGAACTGTTAACCCAGAGATAATTTCTCCCCAAGATTTTCCAACTGTATCTTCATAGGTAAAAGAAAGGCTATTTCCACCCTCAATAGTTGTTGTTAATGAAGTTGTTACTGTTGAACTATCAATGCTTTCAACAACAACTTCTTGTGAAACATATGTGTTGGCATCACTAAGTGTAAAAGTGCCTGAATCATATGTTAATTGTTTCCCACTATCGGCAGATGGAAAAATTGCTCCTTGATATTCTCCCGTAGTTGGATTTGCAGCAATCTGTAATGCAAGAGAGCATCCTGGACACTCTGTGTCGTTTGGCATTTTGCCACCCCAGGAACCGCCAGGTCCACATACTGCTGCAGAACAAACGATAACATTTGTTACAACTCCACTTGAATTAACAACTGCATATGTTGAATCTTCAGCATTTGCAGGTGATTGAATTAACGTTAAACTCAATACTGTTATAATTCCTACTACTACTTTTTTCATTTTATTCCTAATCTATTTAAGATATCATCAATCTGACGACATGACAACATGGGTCGCCACCTGCTTCCCACTCTTCTTGTTCTTCTTCACCCATATATTCATATCCACCATCATGGGTATTGCAATATGGAGGTGTTACCCAACCTTTTTCAATTCCGTTTTCAAGCCAGATACCAAACTCTTGTTCTTCTGGAGATAAATCTTTTTTATGCTTATGGTTCATATATTAAGTATAGCGTTAAATGCTTACTACGTCAACTGGCCCCATGCATGATGGGCTAAACTTTATTGCCGAATTTACTGCTCCAACGACCCTTTTACGAGCATCTTTAGAGTTTTCTGTAGCATTTAAGTATCCGTATGCATATTCTGCACCTGATCCCATTGCTAGATAATCTAAATTATATTTTGATAATGACATAT